CTTCGGCCTCGGAGACCATCAACTGCGGCTGCGTGATGCTGCCCTCCAAGTCGGACTGGAGGGTCGCCCGGCCGGGCCGTGCGCCGGGGGGACGGCTGGAGGGCGGGCAGTCGATCCGGGAGCTGCTCGGGGACGCGGCCTGACCGGGGGGCCGAAACCGCCCGGAAATCACGAAATCCCGTTTTCGCCAGGCGCCGCGATCGGCGCCGGGTTGCGGGGGTACCACCACAAAGCGCCCTTACCAGGGGTTAACCCCCCGTTAAATCGCCTACGTTCGGCCTTCCTTGCGGTCGGCCCTGACTTACCGGCCTGCATCAAAACCCGATTTTCGTGGTTCCGGCAACCGGGCACCCCGAATACCGCCGTTTCAGCCCCCGCGCCGCGCCCGCGCCGCCGCCTTCAGGGTCGCGTCCCGGGCGATCTCCGCGGCCTGGCGGTCCAAGACTTCGCGACGCCCCTCATCGAGGCCCTCGGAGTAGCCGAGCTGGTAGCCGCGCCTCACGCCGTGCTCGCTGCCGCGGCGAAAGCCCTCGGCATATTTACCCTCGAGCGTGGCCTGGGCGCGGCCGATGAGGAGCGCGTCGGCGCCGGGAAGTTTCGACAGGGCGACAACCACCGCCGCGACGACGTCGCGCAGATTGGGCTCGGGCGGCAGAATTTCGCCGTCCGCGCCGGCGGGCTTGTTCATAGGACACACCTCTCGTCCTTGGGAACGGACCCTCGCGGGAACCTTCCGCGGACGCCCCAGCGCCGCCCGGTGGCCGGGTGCTAGTAACCGTGCTAAGACGGCGGGCTTATTCCCCTCGCGGGTCTTGTATTCGCCGCACGCCCGGCCGTTGATTCTTTGACGCAAGAATCCACGGCTTTCGAGCGCGGACGACCGCTTAGCAAAAGGTGTTACTAGCACCTGTCTGGGACTGTACGTTCGCCGCGTGGCGGGGTCAAGCCGCCCGGCGCGACTTTCGACGGCTTGTCTTGTTTACCCCAACCTATAAATCAGTATTTCCCTGACCCCCGCCACCCGCTAATTGACGGCGCGCCCGGCTTGCCGCAAGCTACAACGCCTCAGTATTAGCCGCAGGCTGACGCTCGTCAGCCTGCCCTCTCGCTCCCGCAGTCCCTTAATCTCGCCGCTGTTCAGCCCTGCCCGGCGCGCGCTCGCGCCGGCGTTCACAACAGGAGACAGCGACGATGGCGAAATACACCGAGATCCCCGCGGCCGATGTGGTGAAGCGTTTTGCGAAGCAAGACATCACCGTGCAGACGGCCACGCCCGCCAAGTTCAAGGTCAAGGACGCCGACGGCAAGGACACCGGCAAGGAGCGCGACGGCTTCAAGGTCAAGGACGAGGCGCTCGCCGCGGAGCACGTCCTCTCGGCGGTGAAGGGCGAGGGCAAAGTCGTCATCGTCACCATCGACGGCCGCAAGTACGAGGCGGCGGCCGGCGCCGCGGCGGCGTAATCCTCCGGTGAAAAAGAAAATCCCCGCGGCGGGCTTGATCGGCGAGCAGGCGCTGCGCGAAGCGGCGACCGAGTTCGGCCAGATCACCGAGCTGGTGCGCGGGGCGCTCGCCGATCAGTTCCAGCGCCAGGCGATCTCCAGCGGCGCGCCCTCCACCGACGCGGCCGCCTACTTCGGCATCGACGCGATCTACCCGGACCGGGTGATCGCGTGCTACGACGGCCACCACTACAGCTTCCCCTACACGATCGGCGCGGACAACAAGGTCGCGTTGGGCAACGGTGTCGAAGTGATCGAGGGCTTCACCCCGGTCGCGGGCGCCGCGGCGCCGCTGATCGAATCGCTGGACGCGGGCGCGGTTTTTCTCGAAGCGGCCGACCCCGATGGCAAGGTCTGGGACGCGGTGCTGATCCGCTCGGGCCTGGCCCGGAACAGCGACAGGACCTTTTATCCGGATGCGACGCTGCGCGAGGCCGCGCCGCTCTTCGACGGCGTGAGCGTATTCGCCAAGCCCGACATCGAGCACCGGCGCGGAGACGGCGGCAAGGACGTGAACAAGCTGGTCGGCTGGATCTCGACGCCGCGCTTCGTCGACGGCAAGAGCCTGGACACCGGATACCTCGCCGGCCGCGTGAACTTCGCCGCCGGCGCCGCGAGCTTGCGCGAGACCATCACCGACGCCTGGAAGCGCGGCAAGCGCGATCTCGTCGGCCTGTCGATCGATGCGCTCGGCCGCGGCAAAGCGGTCACGCAGAATCTGCGCGACGGCGCAAAGCGCATCGTCACCGCGATCACCAAAGTCAATTCCGTGGATCTGATTGTCGAACCGAGTGCCGGCGGCGCCCTGGTTCGGCTGGTTGAAGCCGCCGACGAAGAGGACGACGACATGAAGCTCAGAGAGAGCATGCTGGAGAAGATCAAGACCCACAAAACCATCTGGGCCAGGATCCCCGATCCCGCGAAGATCACCGACGAGGACCTCGAGCTGCGTTACGCCGAGGCCGTCGCCGAGGACGCGGCCGCATCGGCCGCGGCTGCCGCCAGGCAGCCCGCCGGCGTCACCGTCGAGCAGCTCGGCGAAGTGATCCGCATGACCGAGGCGCGCGCCTACATGCGCGCGACGATCGCCGCCTCGGCGCTGCCGCAGAAGGCGAAGGAGAAGGTCGCCGCGCAATTCACGAGCCGCGAGAAATACCTCGAGGCCGACGTCGACGCCGCGATCACGGCCGAGGGCGAATATGTCGCCACCTTCCGCGAGAGCGGCCACGTGGTGCTGCCCTTCGACCGCATCGAGGTCGAGGACAAGGCCAAGCGCATCGACGCGATGTGGGACGCGTTCTTCGACAAGAAGCACAAGAACCACGCCGACGTGCAGTCCTTCCGCGAGTGCTACGTCGAAGTCACCGGCGACCGGCGCGTCACCGGCCGCATCGAGCACTGCGATCTCTCGCGCATGTCCGAATCGCTCGGCGTGCTCCGCGAGGCGCTGGACTCGACCAGCTTCGCCAACGTGCTCGGCAACTCGATCACGCGCCGCATGATCGCCGACTACCGCGACATGGGCCAGTACGACGTCTGGCGCAACGCCTGCGAGACGGTGCCCGTCACCGACTTCCGCACCAACGAGCGCACGCGCTTCGGCGGCTACGGCGACCTGCCGATCGTCGCGGAGAACGATCCGTACCAGGCGCTGTCCTCGCCGACCGACGAGAAGGCGACCTACGCGATCGCGAAACGCGGCGGCACGGAGTCCGTGACGCTGGAGATGATCGCCAACGACGACGTCGGCGCGATCCGGCGCATCCCATCGAAGCTCTCGCGCTCCGCGAAGCGCACGCTCGCCAAGTTCGTGCTCGACTTCGTGCGCACCAACCCGACGATCTACGACGCGGTCGCCTTCTTCCACGCCTCGCACGGCAACCTGGGCTCGGCCGCGCTCGCCGCGGCCGAAGTCAGCGTGGCGCGCACGGCGATGCTCAAGCAGACCGAGCTCAACTCCGCGGACCGCATCGGCATCGGCCCGAAATATCTGTGGGTGCCCTCCGACCTGCAGGACACCGCCTGGACGATCTTCCAGCGCAACACCAACCTCGACAAGACCTTCACGCAGCAGTTGAACCTGGAGATCATGCCGGTGTGGTACTGGACCGACGTCACCGACTGGGCGCTGTCGGCGGACAACAACGACATCCCGGGCATCGAGATCGGCTTCTTGAACGGCAACCAGGAGCCCGAGCTCTTCGTCCAGGACATGCCGAACGTCGGCTCGATGTTCACCAACGACCAGATCACCTACAAGATCCGGCACCCCTACGGCGGCAACGTCAAGGAGTTCCGCGGCTGGTTCAAGGCAGTCGTGGCCGGCTGATCGGAGCCTCTTAGCGAATACCTCCGCCCGCGCAACGCCGTAACCCGGAGAGCAGATCACCGCTCTCCGGGTGCCGGCGGAACCGAAGGCGATCACTCAAGGAGAGAAAGCAACCATGAAACCCTTCCCATCGATCCGAAAAGTCTCGGCGCTCGCGTTCGTCGCGGCGGCGCTTGCCGCTTCTTTCGTCTGGACCAGCTTCGCGCCGACGCCGGCGCAGGCCGCGACGCCCAACGTCGCGGTGGGCGCCGGCCAGGTCGGCGTCATCACGCTGCACGTCTCCGGCCAGTACACCACGTCGCTCACCGCGGTGTCGCGCTTCGCGATGCCGTTCCCGGCCCGGGTGCTCGGCGTGGGCGCCTCGGCGCGCGCCTCGGGCGGCACCTCGCCGACCCTGACGGTGGATCTCAAATCCGGTGGCACCACCATGCTCTCGGCGCCGTTCGCGGTGACCGCGGGCGCGTACTCGGAGGGCACGCTGACCGTGAACACCGTCCCCGACGAGAACGCGATCACCGTCGACTTCGCGATCACCGGCACCTCGCCGACCTGGAACGACATCACGATCATCATCACTTACGCCCGGCGCTGAGCCGCGCTTCGACCGAGCCCACCAACAAGAAGGGGCGGGAGCGAAACACGGCCCCGCCCCTTTTTTTGACCGCACATGCTTGCCGACTACGAGCAGCTGGTAAAGGACTTCACCCGCGACGACGCGCTGAAGCTCCTCATCGCGGACTACGACCGCGCGATCGCGATGGCCGTGCAGCGCTACTCGAAAGATCGCGAGCGGCCGAAGGTGGAAGACGTGACGCCCACCGACGCGAACACGCTGCCGCTGCCGGCCGGCTGGCAGGCGGATTTCTCCGAGCTGCGCTCGCTAGAGTATCCGATCGGGCAGAACCCGCCCTCGTATCTCGACCAGTCGCGCTATGCGATTTACCGCGCGCCGGCGAGCTTGGTGATCAAGACAATCGATGCGGTGAATGTCGCGGCGAACACGGTGCGCGCCGCCTACACGATCGCGCACCAGGTGGAAGTCGCCACCGACACGATCCCGGTCGCCGATCGCGAGCCGGTGGCGAAGTGGGCGGCGGCGATCTGCTGCGAGCAGCTCGCCGCGCTCTACTCGGGCAACACCGACAGCACCATCCAGGCGGCCACGGTCGAGAACAAGAGCAAGGCCGGCGAGTACTCCAGCCGCGCGAAGAGCCTGCGCAAGAACTACCTGGACGAGCTCGGCGTGGACGACAAGCGCAACGTCGCCGCCGGCACGGTCGTCACGCTGCCGGAGACCGACAGCCGCGGCCAGCCGCGCCTGACGCACTCCGAGCTCTACCGTAACCGGCCCTGGTGATGGAAATCTCGATCGACATCGAAGGCCTGGAGGAGCTGCAGGGCGCCTGGGAGCAGGCGCCGCAGATCTGCCGCGAGGAGCTCGAGGCGGCGATGTACGAGGCCGACACCCTGGTCGAGCGCGAGGTGAGCGAGCAGACCCCGCGCGCGCACGGGCTTCTCGCCGGCAGTCTCACGAGCGAAGTCCAGGTCGGCGAGGACAACGTGATCGGGATGGTCGGCACGTCGATGAGCTACGCGGCGCCGGTCGAGATCGGCACGCGGCCGCACTTCCCGCCGATCGAGCCCCTGATCGACTGGGTGCGCGTGAAGCTCGGCGTCTCGGAGAAGGAAGCGCGCGGCGTGGCGTTCCTCGTGGCGCGCAAGATCTCGCGCGTCGGCACGCAAGGCGCGCACATGTTCGAGCGCGGCTTCGCGGCGGTCGAGGCGGGCATCGAGGAGATCTTCCAGCGCGCCCTCGGCCGCATCGTCGCGCGCCTGGCGGGAGCGTAGGCCGTGTCCGACGTCGCCGCGATCCGCGCCGCCATCAAGGCGAAGCTCGCTGCCGTAGCGGACATCGGCAAGGTGAACGACTACGAGGTCTACGCCGAGAAGATGAGCGACCTGAAGACCGCCTACGTCGCGAACATCGGCGGCGCCGATCAATTGCGCGGCTGGCACATCCGCAGACTGGATTACAAGGAGATCTTCGCCGACCTCGGGCGCTGGGTCTGCCACACGCACTGGCGCGTGCGCGGCTTCATGGCCTTGAAGGATGCGAGCGAGAAGGTGTTCGACGACCTGATCGAGGCGGCCTGCGATGCGTTCCGAGCCGACGACAGCCTCGGCGGCGCGGTGCTCACCTGCATCGAGCCGGACTCGAGCGAGTCGGGCTTGAAGCTCGTGTCCTCGGGGCCGGTGCTCTTCGCCGGCGTGCTCTGCCATTCGGCCGACGGCCGCCTGTATACGCAGCACCTGAAATAGGAGCGAGACGATGGCACCCGACAAATTCCACGGCCAGGGCGGCACCTTCACCGTGAACGCCCAGGGCGAGCGCGAGCGCGCGAGGGACGCCGACGGCAGGGAGATCAAGCCGGGCGATCCGCACCCCGAGGGCGATCGGGCGCGCGATGCCGGCGGCAAGCCGTTCGAGAAATCGCTCGACGCGGTCGCGGTCGCGCCCGCGCTGCCCAAGCCCGCCGAGTCGCCGCCCTGGGCGGGAGAGCGGGCGCCCGTGCCCGCTGCTGACGCCGGCGCCGGCGATTCGCCGCGCCGCAAGAGGGGAGGCTGACCGTGCTGTTCTGGAAACGCAAGGTCATGCTGTTCAAGAGCGAGGTCACGCCGGGCATCGACCCGGTGCCCACGGCCGGCGCGAACGCGGTCCTGGTGCGCAACGTCAGGCTCTCTCCGCTCGAGCAGGAAGGCGAGGACCGCGATTTCGACGTGAACTATGTCGGCCACAAGGGCCGCATCATCGCGGGCGCCTTCCAGAAGCTCTCCTGTGAAGTGGAGCTCGCCGGCGCCGGCGCGGCCGGCACCGTGCCGGGCTACGGGCCGCTGCTCAAGGCCTGCGCGGCGAGCGAGACGATCAGCGCCGGCGTGTCGGTGACCTATGCGCCGGTGAACCCCGGCGGCGAGACGAGCGGCACGTTCTATCTCTACATCGGCGGGCGCCTGCACAAGGCGACCTACGCCGTCGGCAACGTGAAGGCCGTTCTCAACCGCGGCAAGATCCCGGTGTATCAGTTCGAGTTCACCGGCCTCTATATCACGCCGACCGACGTCGCGCTGCCCGCGCCGACGCTCACCGCGTTCCAGAAGCCGCTCGCCGTAACGAACGTGAACACCACGCCGGTCACGCTGCACGGCTTTTCCGGCAAGTTCGCCGAGATGAGTCTCGACGCCGGCAACCAGGTGGTGTACCGCAACCTCGTCGGCTCGGAGTCGGTGCGCTTCATCGACCGGAGCTCGACGGCTTCGGTCAAGCTCGAGGCCGAGCTGATGGGCGCGATCGACTGGCACACGAAGATACGCAGCGGCACGCTCGGCGCGCTCTCGGTGCAGCACGGCATAACCGCCGGCAACATCGTGGTGCTGGCCGCGCCGAACGCGCAGCCGGTCGAACCTTCCCTGGACCAGGACCAGCAGATCGGAATGAAGACCATGAAGCTGCTGCTCACGCCGTCATCGGCGGGCAACGACGAATGGTCGATCGTAGTCAAGTAACACCGCAATCGTAGACCCCCCGCGCGCGGATCCGCCATTCGCGCGCGGGGCTCCGGCACCAACAAAAGCATAAAGCCACCTGGCGGGGCTTCGCGACGGGCAAGCCTTGAAAGCTGCCCGTCTTTTTTTGGAGAAACGAAAGATGTTCAAGCTCGCGCAGGTTCGAAAAATCGAGTGGCCGGTGGACGTGCATATCCCGCAGGACGGCGGCAAGGTGCAGCGGCAGCGTTTCACCGGACACTTCGAGCTCCTCGATCAGGACGAATACAAGAGTCGCGTCGACGAGGGCGATCTGCCCGAGCGGGTGTTCGTCGGCTGGGGCGCCGATTTGAAGGGCGAGGCGGGCGATGAGCCGCTGGAGGTGAACGAGTCAAACAAGGCCGCGCTGCTGAAGATTGTCTACGTTCGCGCCGCGGTGTTGCGCGCGTACCTGCAGGCCTCGAGCGGCCAGGAGGCCGCAAGAAAAAACTGATCGAGGCCGCCCGGCACTGGGCATCGATCCAGAAGGGCGGCACCGATGACGGCGACGACGGGGAATGGCGTGAAGAGCTGCGGCGGTTCGGCGTCGAGGAAGGCCAGATCGAGCGAGCGCTCGGGTACGAAGACGGGCCCGAAGCCGATGGCGAAATCTTCGAGCTTTGGCCGGAGAACGCTCGCACCGCGGAAGTCTTCCTCGGCCTGCGCCGTCAGTGGTCGATCGTCGCCGGCATGGGCGGCGTGTACTGGCAGGGCCTGCGGCAAGAGGCGATCGAATCGGCGCTGCGCACGCGGCGCGTTCCGCAACGCGATCGCGAGCGCATGCTCGATGAGCTGCTGCTGATGTCGGACGCGGCGAGCGGAATCTTGAACCAAAGGTGACGACGTGGAACAGGAAGTCGTAGTCCGTCTCAAAGCCGATCGCTCCGGCTTCGTCGGCGAGGCGCGCGCGCAGAACGAGGACATCGCGAAGATGCGCGAGGGCGTCGACCGGCTGCGCGACTCGGCCGACAAATACAACGATCAGGAAAAAGGAATGATCTCGCGGCATCGCGAGGCGACCGAAGGAATGCGCACCGCGGCGAACGACGCCAAGGCGCTCGGCGGCTCCTATGGACTGGCGGCCGTCGGCGCGATCGCGCTCGCCGTGGCCGTCGCCGCCGGCATGGCGCACTACGAGCGCACCTCGCGCGCGCTTAACGAGATCGAGCTGCACCTCGCCGCGACCGGGCGGCAAGGCATGCAGACGCGGAGCGAGATCGCGGGGCTCATCGACCAGCTCGGCCGCCTGCCCGGGATGAGCCGGGGGGCCGCGCAGGACACCCTGAGCGCGCTCGCCTCTGTGCCGCAGATCGGCGCGCCGCTGTTCAGGAACCTCGCGGGGATCGTGGACGACTTCGCCGCCGCGGCGGGCATCAGGGCGCCCGAGGCCGCGCGCGGGCTCGCGCTGGCGTTCCGCGACCCCGTCAAAGGCGCCCAGGCGCTCGACCAGGCGCTCGCCTTCCTCAATGCCGATCAGATCCTTCTGATCGAGAGCCTCGCGCGCCAGGGGCGCACGCTCGAGGCGCAGGACGTGCTCTACGGCTCCCTCAAGGGCCGCATCGAGGGGCTGCACAAGGAAAGCGTCACGCCGCTGCAGGCAGCGACCAACGAGCTCTCGAACGCCTGGAGCCAGCTGTGGCGGCGGTTCGCCGAAAGCGGCCCGATCGGGATCGCCGTGAGCGGCCTTGCATGGCTGATCGACACGGCCGCGCGCGCCACCAAAGCCGTCGCCGACATCAGGCCGGAGACTCTCCTTCCGGGGATCGGTCCGGTGCTCGCCCGCGCGCCCGCTGCAGCGCCGGCGGGCCGCAGCATCGATGAGCAGATCGCCGAGGAGGACCGCGCGATCGAGGCCTGGGTGAATGACCAGGTGCGGGCCGCGCTCAAGGCCGGCGCGGCCTTTGGCGGCGTCACCGTGCAGCTTGAGGAGCTGATCCAGCTGCAGCGCCAGCTTGAGCTCGCGGTGCCGCTCGCCGGGGCCGGCCCGGCGGCGGTACGGCTCAGGCTCGAACTGCGCGGGATCAAAGAGGCGATCGCCGAGATCGACCCGGCCAAGAGGAGCTTCGAACAGGGCCTCGTGCAAAGACTCAGGGAAGAGAGCGAGGCCAATATAGCCGAGTCGCAGCGCCTGGCCGAGCGCCAGCGGCAACGCCAGCAATTCATCCGCGATACCGAGCTTGCGCAAACGGGCGCCATCGCCGATCCGGTCGCGCGCGCCAAAGCGCAGTTCGATATGGAAGTGCGCGCGCGCGAGGAGGCCGTTTCCAGGGACAAAGCGCTGCAAGGAGACTTCGACGCCTGGCTGGTGGCACGCCAGGCGCAGCTCAACGAGCAGCTCAAGCCCGAGTACCAGAAGATGCTGGAGTCCTGGGGCGACACCAACCGCCTGATGCGCGACAACTGGGACCGCACCATGACGGCTGTGCTGCGCACCGGCGAGGATATTTTCGTGCGGTTCGCGACGACCGGCAAGGCGCAGATCCGCGATCTCGCGCGGGTGATCGAGCAGGAGCTCGCGCGGTCGCTGTACCGCCAGAGCGTGGGCTCCGGCGGGCTGTTTGCCTGGCTGGGAGGCGGGGGCGGCGGGGGCGGCGGGGGTGGTGGCGCATCGGATATCTTCTCGTTCGGCTCCAATCCCGAGTTCCATTCAGGCGGCGTGGTGGGCGAGGGGTCCCAGCCGACTCGCCGCGTGCCCGCGGCGACGTTCCTCGGCGCGCCGCGCCTGCACTCGGGGCTCGCCGCCGACGAGTATCCGGCGATCCTCCAGTCGGGCGAGACGGTG